TACTTTTTATCATTTTTTTATAATTTTGATGAAAATCTTTATTCAAGTTATTTGTGCAATCAAATTTTTCGTGCAGTTTGCATTCTTCAAAAATCCGTTTGTTTTGGTCTTTTCTTAATTCTTTCAGGCCGGTATTTACTTTTTTCATTTCGTTTTGCCAATTTTTGATCGTTTCGTTTGTTACTCTCATGGTTTTATTCCCCTTATTTAGTGTTTTTTGTTTGTTTTTCTATGTTGTATTTTTCAATAACGTTTTCAGTTATATATTCTCTCAATTTATTGATCGATCGTTCGTGTTGATCTATTTTTAGAGGGTCTTCAACGTACATATTTTTCAACTTTTCTAGGTCTTTGATTAACTGATAACAAGTGTTAGTTATATCAAACCCCAATGATCGTATTGCTTTTATTTGCAAAAGCTCTTTATTTTTATTCATAATAACCTCCCTTTCAAATACAGCGTGTTTTAGCTGTTTTGTTATTTTTTATTTATAATTTTTTTCTATAAACGCCGGGGTTAACCGGCGCATGTTTTAATTTATATTTTCACAGGCCCAATCTATATACGCCTTGCGTATTCTTCTGGCTAATTTCGTAAATTCCCTTTTAATAACAGCTGGTGTGCTGTTATCAGTATTGTATAAACAGGGCCGCCGTTTATCTTTACTATTTTTGAATAAACATAGATGTTTATTCATGCGACCACACATTCCAGCTGTATACTCCGGGTGTGTATAGTTAAATTGGTCAATAAGATCTTCTAAGAGAGCATAAAAGCCCTCTTCTTCCAAACACATGATATCAAACAGCGCATTCCTTATCCCTGTATTATTTACGTTGTTAATACTCATGTTATAGCTAAGACCTTCAGTAAGACAATCGTCGCTATAGTATAATTCTCGACGTAAAGGCAAAATCCGATTGTATTGAATTGCATTCAATTTATTCATAATAAAACTCCGTATTAATTTATTCTGCTATTTTGTATAAAGCGTCCTCGACGACTCTTTCAAAGCCCAAACGGATGCGCGTCCATTCATCATTATCATTTGCATGATCTGCAAACATGCAGGCTTTATAAAAATCGTTTTTATGATTTTCAATTGAATAATGACGACTAAGATAATCATAATAACAAGCATCTGCAATCTCATGCACAAGATCGACTAGTTTATCTTCATTCTCGGCTCTGATATCATTATCAACGCTGTTAACTCCGTTTATAATCGGAGCGACTTGTGCTTTGATGTTATCAATACCGTTGCAGTCGATCAGGTCATTTGCTACTAATTCAACTTGTTTTAGGTAATTCTTATATTTTCTTCTCCACGCTTTCGTAGAGTGACTCGCAATGTAAAAATCTATAGGATTATTAAAATCTAACATAATATAACCTCTTTTTTGATCGTTTTCATTATGTATTAACCGAAAGAGAAAGTCAATATTATTTTTGATTTTTTTTGATTTTATTTTTGTTTGATGTTGTGTTATCATTCCCCTTGCTAGTGCAAACTAGCACTTTTTTTTGATCAGCCCCGGGGTTTTGCTCCGGGGTTTTTATTTTTTTTTATTTTTTTTTATTTTTTTTTATTTTTTTTTATTTTTTTTCGGGCGCGCGTTCTGCATAGCAAGTTTAACGGAGGCTGGCGGGGCTTGTGGCGTTGTGCTGGAGGCGTGCCGGGCGTCGGGGCGTGTGAACGTGTCGAGAAGCGTCGCGGGATGCGTTGTTAAGGGGCTGGCGGTGTGGCGTGTGTCGTGATCGTGCCGGGCGGTCGAACGCGTGGCGGTGTGCAGTTGATTGCGTTTTGAAGTGTGATGTTACGTTGAGTTGATGCGGCGTGTGGTGTACGTTGAGAGAGCGTCCGGGGTGTGTGGTGAGTTCCCAATCTCCGGGGCGTCAACATAGGGTGTTGCCAAAAGGTCACGGCGTACGATCTTGTTAAACCAGCTATTGATACTTGACAATACGTCATGACAAACAACTCTTCACATCTCAAAGATCAATAGGGTTCAATCCCTAACTACACTACTACTGTACTATAGCAACGGGCGCCGTGTCAATAGAAAAATACAAAAAAATGTAAAAAATAGCAAAAAAACAGTTGACACGCCCGGGCGGTGGTGTATAATACAAAGTGATCAAAAAAGAGGTTATTGAAATGCTAAAATTTAAGGTTACCGATAGGGAGCTGGCGCGAGAGCCGTTCGTGTTTTGGGTTGACTACTGCAAACTAGAAGGCTTGTTGAAGGACCTACGGCCTATTGCTTATTCTAAGGGGCGGCTCGGCTGGAGGTATGATGTGTATAAAATAAGGGACGTCTATATTGCAACCGGATATCACCGCCCGCGTGCGCGTTGTATTCCATTCCCGGAGCAACTCAGAAAGAAATACGTGGAAGAGTTCGCGGGGCTTTGGGAGCGTGGAAAGGTACCCTGTATCCAGGTGTTGGGGTTAGCGGCGGAGCTAGAAGAGTTCGCTATTGCTTATAATCGAGTTAAGAGGGACGGCACGAAATGAGTATAAAAGAGGACTTTTGGCAGTTTTGGGTTCGACGCGAAGGCGGCCTAATCAGAGAGGGGTATGCGGTTGTTTGCACGCCTGGAGAGCAGGCAATGCTGGAGCATTATAAATTTGACGAAATTGAAGACCCCTATCCTGACGGGACGGCCTACTGGGTTGGGTGGGCCAACTATATAAGTTGCGTTCAAAACTTAAAAGCCGACGGGTTTGAGCAGGGCGTCCCAGCGGACTTTTAAAATTCCAGGGCGGCCGCCGGGCCGTTTTCTTTTATCTAAAAAACTATCTAAAATTTGAGATAAAATCGCATTAAATGCGCGTCTGCAAACATCAATCTACATAAAATTTTAGATAATTTTAAATATTTTTTGACAAAAATTTAAAAATAATTTGTCATAGGTTCTTCTAAAATTTCCCAAACTGCGGCGGCGGGCACCCCGGAATTTCGCTAGCGACAGAATTTTTGCCCCAACTTCACTGTACGCTGAAAGTTCAGCGAAAACACACATAGAAGTTTACAAGATGTCGACGAGTATGTCCATCGGTATCGAAAAAAAACTGAAAAGAAAATTGTGTCGTGGTTTAATATAGGTTTAGGAGGAAAATATGGGATACATTACCAAGGCTGAATTTGCGCGTCGCCACAAGTTTAGTAAAAACTATGTGTCTGAATTACTTCGTAAAGGAATATTGCAAGAAGAGAAAAACGGGCTTCTTGATGAGGAGAATGCTAACTATGCTTTATCCTTGAGACCAAAGTCGAACAAAGGAGCTTTAGAGGTTCAGAGAGAGCTTCAAGAGTGTCTCATTCGAGCAAAACTTCAGAATGAGATAGAAAGAGGAAAACTATTGAAGTTTGAGACATCTGAAAAGGAGCAATCTTTGATTCCTGCGGATCAAGTAAAAGATACATTGTTTCGCAAAGGGCGAATGGTACGTGAAGCGTTTTCGAACTTGCCTGATCGAGTTGCTTCGTTGCTTGAAATGAAGGATGCTCGTACGATTCATATTACTTTATCAAAAGAGGTTCGTTCGATTTTGGAGGATTTAACTAGTGGCAGTTAATATTTGTGACAGCTTTTATGACGCTGGCTTAAAGCCTGATTCGATCATATCAGTGTCCGAATGGGCTGACGCAAATAGGATTCTATCTCAAACCGCATCATCAGAACCTGGGAAGTTCAGAACATCAAGAACTCCGTATTTAAAAGATATCATGGATGCGTTATCACCTGCCTCGCCGTATGAGAAGGTGGTTTTCATGAAAGGCGCACAGATCGGCGGAACCGAAGCTGGTAACAACTGGGTCGGCTTCATAATAGATCAAGCTCCAGGACCGATGTTGGTGGTTCAGCCAACTGTAGAAATGGGCAAGCGTTGGAGTAAAGGTCGGTTAGCTCCGTTGATTCAGGATACCGTTTGCTTGAGAGATAAGGTCAAAGACCCTCGCAGTCGAGATTCGGGGAATACAGTTCAGAACAAGGAGTTTCAAGGTGGGCAGATTGTTATAACTGGGGCGAATTCCGCTGTGGGACTTCGATCTATGCCTGTACGATATTTGTTTCTGGACGAAGTGGACGCCTACCCTCCCGATGCTGATTCGGAAGGAGATCCTCTTACCTTGGCTATACAACGAACAGCGACATTTGCACGTCGAAAGATACTTATTGTTTCAACGCCAACGATAAAAGGACTTTCGCGAATTGAAAAGGAATTCGGAAACACTGATCAACGTTATTTTTACGTACCTTGTCCGTTGTGTGGGTACTTTCAAGTTTTAAAATGGGAGGGAATACAATATGACTCAAATCTTACTGAAGTTACTTATGTGTGTGAAAATTGTAAAGGAGCTATTCGGGATTACCACAAAACCGAAATGCTGTCGCAAGGAGAATGGCGAGCGACCAACCAGGAAAAAGTCTCAGACAAAGTAATTGGCTTTCATCTGAACTCGCTGTATTCTCCGGTCGGATGGCTGAGCTGGGAAGCTTGTGTTCGAAATTATGAAATGGCAAAAGATAACGAGCAACTGTTGAAAGCCTGGACGAACACAACTCTTGGTTTAACATGGGAAGAAAAAGGTGACTCACCTGATTGGGGTGTTTTGTTTGATCGACGCGAGCATTACAGAATTGGCACGGTGCCGAAAGGAGCATATGTGTTAACAGCAGGAGTCGACGTTCAAAACGATAGATTAGAGGCTGAAATTGTTGGATGGGGGCAGAATTTAGAAAGTTGGTCGATTGATTATCGAATAATTTATGGAAGCCCTACAGACTCGGAGACCTGGAAGAAATTGTCGCAACTTCTTGAAGAAAGTTTCGAATCCGAAGATGGAATATCGAGGAAAATCAATATGTTAGCTATTGATACGGGATTTTCGACTCAGGAGGTTTATAGTTGGGTACGTAGTCAGTCTTTTAATAACGTTATGGCAATTAAAGGAGTCGACAACTCGCTTGTGCCTCTGAACTCTCCGACGAAAGTGGATATAAATTATAAAGGCAAGAAAATATCTGGCGGTGTACGACTTTGGAAACTTGGGGTCTCGATTTTAAAAGGAGAATTATACGGTTGGTTAAAGAAAACCCGTAACAGCGATGAATCGATTCCTCGTGGCTACTGTCATTTTCCAGAACATCCGACTGAATATTTTAAACAATTAACGGCAGAACAGTTGGTTACAAAGATAGTAAAAGGCTATCCAAAACGAGAATGGCAGAAAACCAGAGACAGAAACGAAGCTCTGGATTGTAGAATCTATGCAAGAGCCGCCGCAATTGCCCTCGGTTTAGATAGATGGGGCGATAAAAAGTGGGAAGCGATTCTAAAACAACAGCTAGAATCAACTGTCGAGCCTGAAGATAAGGTGAAACATCCGAAGGTTATACGAAGTCGGTGGATGTAAAACCCTGTTAAATGCCTTTCCAGTTATCTTTAATACTTTGAAATGATTCTTTCAGTTGAGGAAGATCCAAAGTTATAACATCCCAAACAGCCTCAGGGTCAATCCCCTCTAGGTAATCATGGACTAGGATATTGCGAAAACCTGCCATGTCACGCCATGGAATATGAGGATTTTCTTTTTTTAATTTTTCGGAAATTCGCTGAGTTGATTCCGCTAATATCTGCAATTTTCTGACTACGGCGTCATACATCATTGGATTGGCGCAAAATTCTTTGAAATCAGCACCTTTTGTGTATAACTCAACGGCTTTTATTGAATCTACGACGTGAGAAATATAAAGTAGATCATCTTTTGCTTCACTCATAGCGGTAAAGCCTCCCTTCTTACTTTATCTGCGATGGCGTAATGCAGACCCTTTTCGAAAACGACATCGACTTTTTTCTTAATCAAATCCTGGACTTTCCATTGAAAACGCCCTACATCAAGTAGAGTAGCTCCTTTGATGGAAATGAGAAGATCAACATCGCTATCATCTCTGGCTTCTCCTCGAACAGTAGAACCAAAAACTTTTACTGTCTCAATACGACACTCCTTCGCGATAGCAAGGATCTTATCTCGAAACTTTGTACGCAATTCAGACAACAACATAACTGTTTACTCCCGTCACATAATCCCCAAGGTCAACTAGAGCTTAAAAATTATCAAAGGTCAAGCAAATTTATATGTTTTCGAAAAAAACTAAATAAAAAAAAGTCAATTTTTCAAAAACCTTCATAGATATATATGAAAGGGAATTTTGATGTACACGAATGACGATTTAACAGCGATCGAAAAAGCGATACTAGACTTGCAATCTGGCAAGCGAGTAACGTCGGTGACCTATGGGGATACTAATGTCCAGTATGCATCGACTAATTTGGCTGATCTGTTGAAGTTGCGCAATCAGATTATGGAAAGTCTGTCATCTTCAACCAAACGACAGGTGGTTTTTTCAACTTCGAAGGGGTTGAGATGATAAGAATTGCGGATTTATATGCAGGAATCGGTGGTATCAGACTCGGCTTTGAACAAGCCTTCGGTAAAGAAAACGTTGATTGCGTATTTACAAGCGAAATCGACAAGCATGCGGTTACAACGTACAGCGCAAATTTCGGAAGTGAAAATATTTATGGCGATATAACAAAAATTGAGACGTCGGAAATTCCAGGCCACGACATTTTATTGGCGGGCTTTCCGTGTCAAGCGTTCTCAGTTGCGGGATTGCAAAAGGGGTTCAGTGATGAGCGAGGTCAAGCATTTTTTGAGATCGAAAGAATTTTGAAAGCGAAAAAGCCAAAATTATTTCTACTTGAAAATGTTCCAAATCTCGAAAAAATAAATAACGGAGAAACTTTTCAATTTATACTGTCTCATCTGAAAGAGCTTGGGTACAAACTAAACTACACAATTTTAAGCGGAAAAGACTTTGGTGTACCACAGAACAGGAGCCGTATATACATCGTTGGATGTTTAGATCACGCCAAAGAAATCGAGTTCCCGAAACCGTTAGGGGTAAAAACTCAGGTATCTGACATATTAGAAAAAAATGTTGATGCAACATATCGCCTCAGTGATTGCAGGTGGAATCATATACGCACGACCAAAACTGAAAATAGAACGGGGTTCGGCGGTTATAAGATATGGACAGGACAAGAGCAATACACTGTAACATTAAGGCGAGGATATCCCGCGCATCCAGAAAATCTTCTGTTCTTAACGGATGGAAATCCTCGACTGCTCACGGGAAGAGAATGCGCTCGTTTGCAGGGTTTTCCTGATTCTTTTGTCATTGATAAAGTCAGCAGAAGACAAATTTATAATCAATTCGGCAACAGTGTCTGCGTTCCTGTGATTAAAGCAATAGCTGAACAAATTAAGAAGACTTTCTTTGAGGAGGGACGGTGAAAATTTTCAATTCAATTGCAAATCTGTTCAAGAAGAAAGCGAGTCTGGCTTATGAAGGCTCAGATCATGGCAGACGACTTGGCAATTGGCAACCGCCGACATCTTCGGTTAATTCTGTCTTGACTTCGAATTTGAGCACTTTAAGGGCGCGATCTCATGATATTATAAGAAAGAATCCTTTTGCGGCTAATGCTGTCGATTCTATCGTTTCAAACTGTATAGGCACAGGAATCAAGCCACAATCAAAGGCGAAGAATGCGGAGTTCAGGAAAAGCATACAATCTCTTTGGCTACAGTGGACAGATGAAGCTGATGCGGCTGGAATTTGCGATTTTTACGGATTGCAAGCTTTAATTTTGAGGAGCGTTATCGAAGCTGGCGAGTGTTTCGTTCGAATTAAAGTTGATAAGAAAAATTCAACAGTGCCATTGAGATTGCAGGTATTGGAGGCAGAACATCTCGATACATCGAAAGATTATAAATTGTCGAACGGAAATATCATAAAAACAGGAATTGAGTTCGATAAATCTGGAAAGAGAGTGGCATATTATCTGTACAAGGAGCATCCAGGTGATTCTTTTGCGGGGCAATCTCTGGACTCGGTACGTGTTCCTGCGAACGAAATTCTGCACATTTACAAGCAAACTCGTCCGGGACAAATTCGTGGTGAACCGTGGCTATCAAACGTTCTTTTGAAACTACACGAACTTGATCAGTACGAAGATGCGGAACTTGTACGTAAAAAAACAGCGGCCATGTTTGCAGGATTCGTAACTCGACTTGATCCAGATGCTTCTATGTTTGGAGAAAAGGGAGCAAACGATCAAGGTATGGCGTTTGCTGGATTGGAACCGGGGACAATGCAATTTTTAGAACCTGGCGAAGATATCAAATTTTCTACTCCAGCAGATGTAGGGTCTCATTACGAAGTGTTTGTTAAACAGCAACTAAGAGCTGTTGCTGTTGGTTTAGGATTGACTTATGAACAGCTATCTGGAGATCTAACCGAGGTAAACTATTCATCAATCCGTGCTGGTTTGCTGGAATTCCGCCGAAAATGTACCGCACTTCAATATAACTTGATGGTGTTTCAGCTTTGTCGACCGATTTGGAACAAATTCGTCGAACTCGCAATTCTTTCAGATTTGATAAAGATTCCAGAAGATCCTGATTTTGCATTGGTTAAGTGGATTCCTCAGGGTTTTGCCTGGGTTGATCCGCTCAAAGAACAGAGTGCCCAGCAGAATGCTGTTTGTTGTGGATTTAAGTCGAGAGCAGAAGTTGTTTCCGAACTCGGATATGACGTTGAAGAAATCGATGCGGAAATTGCCGCGGATAATGAAAGAGCGAAAAAACTAGGGTTGCATTTTGATACATCTCCAGTTGATCCAACAGCGCGTGCAAATAAGGAAAATGGCGGAGGAATAAATGAATCTAAATATGATACGGGAGAAGAACTTGAACCTCAAGAATAAACCATTAATGCTGGCTTCACAGTTTTTTGAAACCATGTCGAGTTTTGAGTGGCTTACAAAGAATATATCTGAGCATTTGAGTTATTCCATTGATAACAGTACGGCCGTGATTCCTATTACTGGCTTGTTGACCAAACGAGATGAGATGTTTTTTGGTACTACGAATTACGACGATATTCGAATAGCTATTTCTCAAGCATTGGAGGATGAAAGTGTTGAATCGATTTTGTTGGATATCGACAGTCCGGGAGGTGAAGTCGGCGGTCTTTTTGATTTGGTTGATTTTATTTACGAATCAAGAAATCAAAAGCCGATTTATGCCTATGCTAATGATTCCGCATTTTCTGCGGCCTATGCCATAGCTTCAGCATGTTCAAAGATTTTTATTAACAGAACAAGCGGTGTCGGAAGTATCGGAGTAATAGCGACTCACACTGATATTTCAGAGGCAGATAAACAAATGGGCGTAAAATATACAACTATTTTTGCTGGAAGTAAGAAAAACGACTTGTCGCCTCATGAACCATTGTCCGAAGGTGCCAAAGATGAATTGCAAGAAGAGGTTAATAGGCTATATGAGATGTTTTTATCGACCGTGGCTAGAAATCGAGGAATTTCAGCTGAGCTAGTCAGAGCAACTCAAGCGGCAACTTATTACGGAGATAACGCTATACAAATCGGATTGGCAGATGAACTTAGCAATAATCCGATAAAGAGTTTAAGAAGAATCGGCGTGGATGCGTCGGATATATCTAAGTTAAAGATGAAAGGAGAAGATATGACTGAAGATATAGAAGCAAAAGCGGCTAATGAGATGGCTGAATACAAGGCGGAGATTTTAGAAATCACTCAGTTGTGCAAACTTGCACATGCTGAAAACAAAATCTCTGAGTTTGTTGAGGAAAATCTCACGGCGGCTCAGGTAAGAGAAAAATTGTTGGCGCAAATGCAGGCTCAGGAAGAGATTTTCAGTGCTAACTATCACAAAGATGAAGTTAAAGAAAGTCCTGTGGTTGCGGCGGCGAAAAAAATAGCGGCGAACAGTAAATAAGGAGGAAGAAATGGCTATTGAAGAAAAAGATAGATTAGGCGCGTTGCTGAAATACGAGGCGGATAAAAACTATTGTCGAGATATTGTAACAATTGTGGCAGGAGAGAATTTGGCTATGGGAACGGTTCTTGGTCGAAAAAACAGCGACGGCACCTGCAAAATGGTTACTGTTGACAACAGTGTATTAGACGGGACTTATACAGCATATGCAGTTTTACTTGAAGATGTCGATGCTACAGAGGAAGCAAAAGAAGCTCTTATTATTGCGAGAGATGCGATAGTAAGCAAATCAGCGTTGATATATCCGGAAGGGGCAACTGCCGCACAGAAGACTCAGATATTAAGAATGCTACAAAGCAATGGCATTGTTGCTAGAGATGTAGCTTGACATAAGGAGAAAGAAATATGATTGCAAATCCATTTGATACCGATGCATTTAGTTTAACGTCGTTAACTAATGCTATCAACATTTTGCCGAACAACTATGGAAAACTCGGTGAAATGAACTTGTTTCCAGGTAAATCGGTAAGAACTCGTACCATTGTGGTTGAAGAGCTGAATGGTGTTTTGAACTTGTTACCGACTCAGCGTCCAGGTGCTCCTGCGACTTTTGAAGGAAGAACCAAAAGGAAGCTGAGATCTTTCACGATTCCTCACATTCCGCATGATGATATGATTTTGCCTGAGGAAATTATGGGAGTTCGCGCTTTCGGTTCGGAGTCTGAGTTACAGGCGATGTCCAATATTGTCGCAGATCACTTGCGGTCGATGCGAAACAAGCACGCTATCACTTTGGAGCATCTACGCATGGGGGCTTTGAAGGGTATAATTTTGGATGCTGACGGTAGCACTCTTTACAATCTTTACAACGAGTTCGAAATCACGCCGAAAACCGTAAACTTCGCACTGGGGACAGCAAGCACAGACGTTAAGAAGAAGTGCTTGGAAGTTGTTCGCCACATTGAAGACAACCTGCACGGAGAAATTATGTCGAATATTCATTGTTTGGTATCAGCGGAATTCTTCGATGCGTTGACTTCTCACTCAAAGGTCAAAGAGGCTTACGAGAGATGGCAGGACGGAGCCGCACTCAGAAACGATATGCGCTCAGGCTTCCCATTCGGAGGCATTGTCTTCGAAGAGTATCGCGGACAGGCAAGCGATGCGGACGGAAACGTTAGAAGATTCATTGCTTCTGGTGAAGGACATTGTTTCCCTCTCGGAACCGCTCAGAGCTTTGTCACCTACTTTGCTCCAGCGGACTTTAACGAGACTGTCAACACTCTTGGTTTGCCGTTATACGCTAAACAAGAAGCTCGTAAGTTCGATCGTGGTGTCGAAATTCACACTCAGTCGAACCCACTGCCGTTGTGCTTGAGACCATCTATTTTGGTAAAAGTAACAGCGAGCTAGTATGTTCAAAGAAGCGTTATATAAGGCATTTGACGACATGTTTGAGCATTTGGGGCAGGAAGTGCAATTCCAGCCCCACAACGCTTCTACTACCACGACCATAATTGCAGTTGTAAAAGAACCAGAAAATCTGTATGACCTGGGAGCTACAACTACAAAAGTGGATCAAGTGGCACAAGTAACTGTAAAAACAAGCGACATAACCCCGGAAAAAAACGACGTAATAATTATTGGCTCTCGAAGATACAAAATATATGAGCATCCATTATTGGATGCATCAACCTATATGTGGAAGTTTCATGCAATTTTTGTAGGTACGGAGTGAATTTGTGAGCAAAAACCTTGAAATCTCTTTTGATAAGCAAGTTGCTGAGGTTATAAGAGAGATCGGATATTACATTCGTGAAGATTATGCTG